ACTTTGGGGGTGCACGAGAGAATAATTATTGTGTTGCTAGTGTCGTTTGTAGAGAATTTTATGAGCAAGCAATAGCTGAGCTAAGGGAGCGAAGTGTCTCATTGTGTGTGAAGCAAGGGTGCGACATTGTTGCTAGGTTGGTTCCACAATTGCCGCCAGTACCTGAGGCTGGATCTGTGACACTTTCAGCACCATCTGCCCAATACACAATGGTGGATCTCCATCCAAAATCACCAGTACGATTTATCAAAGAGTTGGGCGAACTTGAGGTTTTTGGTTCGCTTAATGGTTTTAGATCGTCGCACACATCTGATGTTGAGCAGTCTCCGATGTTCTCTTTTTTCAAGAGGCATGATTTTGTGTCGAATAAGTGTGCACCCGATCTTTCGACGTGGAGACCAAAGAGAATTGCTTTATTGGATAGTGTGGCAGCCCAATGTTGTTTGGATCAGGAGGTGTTAGATTCATGTGTCTACTGTTTTGCCAACGAGATTCTTTCGGAAATCGACAAGGTGGAATTGAGGAATATGGAACCATTGTCGTGGGAGGTAGCTATAAATGGTTGTCCAGGTGTGGCTTATATTGATCCCATCAACAAGAGCACTAGCTGCGGTTTTCCTTGGCGACTTCCAAAGACCTTTCTTCTCAGCCAGCGCTCACCCACCATAGAAGAACGGGATTTGAAATACGACACAATTTGGGACATGAAACCTGAACTATATGATCGAGTTGATGATCTGGTTAGGACATATTTGGATGGGAGATGTGCGCATCCAGTTTTTTGTGCCCAGTTAAAAGATGAACCGGTGTCTGAGGAGAAGGCTAAGGTTGGGAAAACGCGTGTGTTTGTGGCTGCACCAGTTGATTTCACATTGTTAGTGCGTAAAATTTTGCTCCCTTTCGTTAGGCTAGTTCAGAACAACAAATTTTTATTTGAGGCAGGACCGGGTACAGCAGCGCAATCGCAAGAGTGGGAGGAAATATACCGTTATCTGACTCAATTTGGTACGGATCGTCTAGTAGCAGGGGATTATTCGGCCTTTGATAAGAAGATGGCTGCACAGGTGGTGCGTGCTGCACTCAATTTAATTTTGATTATTTGCGTTGCTTCAGGAGCATTCACAGCAGATGATTTGAAAATCTTGTCAGGTATTTGCGCTGACGTGAACTTTCCCGTCTGTGACTTCTTTGGAGATCTCATACGTTTCCTTGGAACGAATCCATCAGGCTGGCCGTTGACAGTCATTTTGAATGGAATTGTCAATAGTCTGTATATGTGATATGCATATTTTCATCTTAACCCTGCTAAAGAGGTTAGATCGTTCAAGAGGAATGTGGCTCTTATGACGTATGGTGATGACAACTCAGCAGGTGTGTCGGCGAGCGCTCCTTGGTTTAATCACACAGCCATCAGTGAAGTTCTCAGTGGAATTGGCGTTAAGTATACAATGGCAGACAAGAAGACTGAGAGTGTCCCATATATTCCGATCGGAGAGGTCTCATTTTTGAAGCGGAAGTGGCGATGGGAACCAGAGGTGGGCTGTCACGTTTGTCCCATTGAGATAGAAACTATCAAGAAGCAATTATCTGTGTGGGTTAAGTCGAAAGTTCTCTCACCCAAAGCCCATTGTGTTAATTGTTTGTTTAGTGCACATTGGGAATTGTTCTTCCATGGAAGAGAATTCTTTGACCACTGGGACCCAATTTTCAGAGACTGCGTGGTTGAACTTCATTTAGATGAGTGGATGCCAGAGCGCGGTTTTCCATCTTGGGATGATTACGTTGCC